GTGTTGGTAACTTCTTCAACATTTTGTTTTATCTGGGCAATAATTGAAACAACATCTCCGTAAGGTTGTCGGGATAAATACCGTAAAATAGTGTTAACAACTTCAAGATCTAATAATATTTTTGTCATTATGTTTTCCTTTATAATAAACCTAGTTCCAACTTAGCTGCTTCTGAAAGCATACTCTGATTCCACGGTGGATTAAACACCAAATTAACGTAAACAGTTTCAACCCCCTCTACACTTTTAGCAGCCATCTCTACTGACTCAACTAAATATCCAGCAACAGGACACCCCGCATTTGTTAAAGTCATAATGATATCAACATGTTGTTCGTTTTGTTTAATGTCATATATCAATCCTAAATCATATATGTTAACTGGAATTTCAGGATCATGAACTTGTTGTAAGGCTTGTTTAATTTTTTCTATCATGTTACATATCTATCTATCTTTTATTCTTCCTACATAAGTAAACAAACCACCTGATTCTTTTTGTACTGCATCTAATTTATCTAATGGAGGATAATAATTTCCTGATATTGAAATTCTTGTTTGCTCACTACAATTTCTTGAAGTTGTGTGGGGAAGATATGTAGGAAAAAGTATCAAATCACCAGCTTTAGGTACGACTTCATGAAAATGTCTATACTTATCTACCTGTATTATTCCTATAAAATTTCCGCTGTTCTCTGGAAAATTAACCCAATAGACAAATGATAATCCGGGAGGTCCGGGGTCTTGATGAGTATGAAACATTGTTGATTGGCCCGGATATATTATGTGCGCCCATGCATCATCCCCCATTATCAAGTATTTATTTATAGGCTTAATTATATTGTCCACCTTTTCTAACAGACACTTAACAGCAGGTGTCTTTGGTAGGAAAGAATCTTCAATACTAGAAGAGTTTGAATTAAAATTCATCTTGACGTTACGTTCTTTTAGAACATCTTCTTCAAGCTGTTTATTATCTACTTCATTTAAGAGGATGTGTCTTGACATTCCAATTAAAATAATGGGTGAATACTGTCCTTGAATATAATCTATCATACTAAATCTTTTAATGTTGGTGGTTTGTACTGATCTGATTTAATAATTTTATTATCTTTTCTATATACAGGATTGCCTTGCTTGTCAAGCTTAGACATGTTGGAAGCATGAACTCTATTAAACGCAACATTAAAATCCCACCCATAAGTAATACAGAAACCAACACACACGTACACCAAATCACATAACTCTTTAAGTACTTCATCAGCAGGTTTAGTATCAATAGCATTTATAACCTCTTCATATTCTTCCTTAATAAGAGTTGTTCGCAATCTTTTAAGGTTGTTAATAGTATTACTTGGCATGGGATACTCTTGATCAATAGGGTGATGAAAAGATTTATGAAAATTATAAAGTTTATCTTGAAGTGTTTCTGCTTTAACCATTATCTTTTGTTTCCTTAATCAACCTATTCAAGTACCATTGAGCTTTTAGTAAATCTTGTAGAGGTTTTCCTTTATAATTATACTTCCATAAATATTTAATAACATTACCTTTTAAGTATCCAGCAAATTGTGTATCATCCATAGAGGCTTGAATACCATCAATACATTCTACGCCTTGCTTATTATAATGTTCGGGTCTATTAACTACATCTTCTTTAAGAATTAGGTCATCTATTTCTGTTGTTTTAAGAATGGGAATTGCCATGTTGAATACCTCTTATATAACCATCAAGAAAATAATCTAAATCTACAATAGCTAGTGGTCTTTTTCTATTCATCTTAATAATAACGATAGGTTCATAATTACCTTCATGCTCTAAACATTGATTGTATGCATCATAAATACTTTTATATTTTTCTTGATTTTTACATTCAATATTCAAAGGAAAAACTTCCTTAGCAGCAGGAGAAAACTTTATGTCTGCTCCTGTTTCTCCCATGATGGCTCCTTTGATATCTCCCTTACCTAATGTTGGTATAGCAAGCACTTTATCAGCTGCTAAGTAAAGCTTTGTAACTACAAGATTTTGTAGTGCTCTCCCTTTTGCTTTTCTTGCGCGAGTACTCATTTTACCAGACATAAAAATTTCCTAACAGTATATTTTGAATATACTCAGCAGTACGGGGGGATACAGTTTTCATTTTATCTATCCCTTCCCCAATAAAAGAAGGGGAAAAACCCACAATCCCCCTCTCTCGATACAGTGCTTCACCAACTTAACATCTCGATCTACTTTATCAACATTACTATCATACGTAGAATCGAGCCAAAATGCCGACAATGAAGTACCATGTGTTTTCTTCAGGCGAATACCGAAAACATTAGCTGCATGAAGTAGGGGATTGCCTTCATGCTTATCATTATCAGACATTAAGTACCTAAGATCTTTATTGATCTCAATGTCTAATGGTTTTACAATGGATTGAAAAAGTATCATGATAGATCTTCATCAATTTCGTTAACTTCTGTCATTCTTCCTGTCTCTCTATCATAGTACAACCGACAAGCAGGGCCAGTTAACCCACTAAATCTATTCTTAATTACTCGAACAGTAGTGGTGTGCCGTTCACGTTCATCTTCATGTTGACCATTACGTTCTAAACCAAATACAATATCAGATAATTGTCCAATGCTTGCCGATCCTCTAAGCTGGCTGAGAGAAGTAACTGCTCCTTCTTCATGTCCAGCAGAAGTTGGTCTCCTTAGATGAGACACCATAAGTAAACTGATATCAAGCTCTTGCACTACAGTACGTAGCTTGGTCATAATTTCATCTAAAGCTCTACGTTCATCACCATTCTGTTGATCAGCAACAATAATGGACACATGATCTAGAATAACATACTTACAACTCATTGCTTTTGCAAAGTATCTAACTCTACTAATGATAGTATCAACATTGTTTGATCCAAAATGATCGTAGAAAAATAATCTATTCGTACCTAATGTTGTATCAAATGCTTGTTGAAAGTCTGCATCAGAAGTATCCGAAAAAATTTCTGGTAAATGTAAAGGTTTGTTAGCTGCTAAACTCATCATTGATAAACCAGATTTCTTTACAGATTCTTCCATGAACATCATACCTACATTACCGTTTGTTGATTGGATAATGTGGTAGATAAGTTCTTTTAAAAATTGACTCTTACCTAATCCAGAACCAGCAGTAATCGTTACAAGTTCACCCATACGAATACCAAAAGTTAATTTTTGAATACCATCATAAGGATAATTTACAGCAGATTCTGTGGCCCCTTCCATAACAACGTCCCACATATCAGCACCAGCAACTATACCTTCTGGCGTGTAGGTTTTAGCTTGCCACCAATCAGAAACAAATTTCTTAGAAGCACTGTTGTTAAGGTAATCATTAGCATCCTTAAATTGCATAGGCATAATCTTTGCTTTAGGTGAAAGCAGCTCCGCAGCTCTCTTAGAAGACTTCCGCCCCGCATCATCATTATCAAATGATATAATAACATTATCAAATGACATCAGATAATCATACCATTTTGTAATATCTTTTAACGCACCAGCAGCACCAGTTTTAACTGAAACAACAGGCCACCTAGAACCTAACATTTGATAAGCTGACATACTATCAATCTCACCTTCACATAAGGTAATATATTTTCCTCCTTCAGAAAAAGCTTGTTGACCAAACAACATAGCAGATGAAACATTACCTTCAGTAAAGAAATCTTTAGAGGTTGTTAGTCGTACCTTATTAGCTATGTGAATACCACCTGTATCAAATAAAGGATAGAAGTGCTTTGTTCCATTAACTGTTACCCCATATTTACGACAAGTATCTTTACTAATGTTACGATCAGGTAAATCAGCAAGAGTTCCTTCTGATAATTTTGGTGTAGGATATGTATCAAAATCTTTATTGATCATTTTAGAATCCCCTTGATATCCTGTCGCTGGTTTCTTATAATTACAGGTGGTTGTAAAACAAAACTCTGATCCGTTAGCCCAAACACTTTCATTATTTTTTGAGCCACATTCAGGACAAGAGATATGTTTAACAAAAGATTTATCTTTGGTGT